CACCGTCTGGGTACTGTTCGTTAGCGGCTATCTCAAACACTTCACCGTCTCTGTACATCACGACAGCTACCTTAACTTCTTTCCCTTCTTGTTCGTAATCAAGCGCCTTAATAGAAAAGGCCGCGAGAAACTCAGACGTGGTAATCTCTTTCTCTTTGTTACCGAACTTTCCTTCGACAACTTTCACGAGTCTAACTCTTCGATTAACCAACCGAGGTACACCCGTGCTTTCTTCAGATCCTCTAAACCGTTCTTGTACTCGTACCTCCAAAGGTACTTCAAGCAGTTCCCCTTGAGGTAGCCCTTGTACTCTTGCGGGTGCATGGAAGCCTTGATAGCTTGAATAGCTTCGATGGCTCCACGGTTGTAGTGGTCTGGTTGTGTCACAGGATTGTGGCTGTCTTCTAGTCGGTCCATTGCCGCTTGAGTAGGATCTACTGTTTTTCTGATAAAGTCCCAATCTTTAGGTGTAGCCCAATCAATACTCATCTTCGTAGTACTCCTCTTCCTGCTCTTCAAACTCTTCGTAAAAGAAGTCCAGACGTTTGATGAGCTTGTCTTCAAAGCGGTCCAAGATTTCGTGTGCTGATATTTGTAAGGCTTCCAGAAGATCGTCGGGGTCGTACAACCGCAACAACCGCTCTTTAGTTTCTTCTAGTGTCAGAGACATAATCGACTAATTCCTTGAGCGTACTCAGATCGTACCACAGCATGTTATTTTTGTCACACCACTGAGCCATTGTATTTTTGGTACTTTTACTCACTTTTTGTTTTGGGTTCATCAGAACAAATATTAACTCTTGGTTTTCAGCTAAACACTTTTTAACGGAGCGGTACTTCTGGGTATCACCTGCTCGAAAGTATCCTTTACATTCAATGTAGTAAGTAAATCCTTGGTTTTCATACACAAAATCTGGTGTGTAGACACGTTCAACTCTGTACGGGACTTGACACGACTCGTACGTAAAACCAAATGGTTGTATCTGTTGCGCGACATCTTTTTCAAATCCTGACCTGTACTTACCTAAGTTCGATTTCCGGGACTTGCGGCTCATTGACCACCTCCACTAAGTAACGTGGGCCGTTAGCGTAGGCAAAGCCTCTAACGTCAGGCCAACAAGTTTTCTTGTAAGAGCAGTACGAACAACCTACTGCCAGTTTTTTGTTACCACTCTTACCGTCATCGACAGCCTCGTAACAATGCTCGGGTGGTTCCTTTTGCTGCACAACCTCTTTGATATGTTCGATACGTTCTTCGATGTCGTAAGAGATTGTGTTGTGAACAAACGCCTGAGTGTCTTCTGTGTCGTACAGCAGGTACGTCAGGTGTCCGTTCTGCTTGTCCATCGCTAGCCAACCAAAACGGTTGTCTCTTCCCTCTGAATGTGCATAACCCTTAATTTGAGCAACGTAGCCAAACGGGTCGTCAAGAGCCATACTTCCGTCTTTGAATTTCTTAAACCCAAAAGTGGACACAGACTTAACATCAGTGACAACACCGTCAATCTTACAGTCCATAGACCCTGTAACGCCCGAAACTTCACACCTCTTTTGTTCATCAGTGACCTCGTGTCCAGATAGTTTTGTTAAAAATAACAGCATCTCTTCGATCAAATGACCGTACATAAACTTGACGTAGGTGTTGGGCGATAGTTCCTCTGATACGTCAGGGTTGTTGACCGCGTTCCACAAGTAACGATCCTTGCGTCCGATGTTAGACATACGCAGGGTACGCCCGTCCCGTTTCTCAGTGAACAGGTTGGTCATCAGACGCTTACAGTTTTCACCGAACTGCTCTATCTCGTCGTACAGATCAACACCTTCGGCTGGCTCTTTGTTAGCTACCGTCTTGTATATGTCCTCGATCAGCGTGTGTATGCTCATTCTTCATGCTCCACCCACCGACACTTCCGGGTTTGTCCGTTGAACTCTACGAGTTGTACACGTAAAAGTTTCTGTTCTTCTGTACGTGAGTGGCCGTACCGTGTGTCAGTGTTCTTAGATTTAACGTCGATGAACACAGGCACTCCGTTCCTCAGGGCTATCATGTCGATTGCACCCGTGCAGCCAGCGTTGCGGAATACTTCGTACCCTTCGTCCCACAACCACGTTGTTACGTAGAACTCAGCGATGTCACCTAGTCGGTTTGTGTCTGTTATTTTCTCACCCATTCTGGAACTCCTTTATAAAGTCAGACAGAGGTACTAGTTTATCCTGAGCCAAGGCGTGTAGTCTACCCCACCCCAAGTCGGTTACTGTTTCTTCGCACAACAAATCTTCTCGCTTTGCGAATCCCTTTATATCATAAGTAGGACACTCACCTACTAGCAACATGTAGTAATCACATGCTTTATTTTTCTTTTGACGGCCAGCTATTAGCCTGCCTGTTTGGTACTTGGTAGCCTTGACATCTATGGTGACTCCGTTGTACGTGAGGTCATGCACTTGGATCTCTTCAGTCAAGTCGGGCCATACGTTCAGAGCCTTGGCTGCTGCAAGCTCAGAGGCCATGCCTTCAAGATCAGTTTCGTAGTCTGACTGTGGTCCCTTCCTGTTGTTGAAAATATTCTTTTCCCTGTTACTGTCAAACCGACGCTTTGCTATTAACTCAGCTACCTGACGCTCGCTGTCAGTGAGTGTTACTTTAGTGTGTGTCTGCCCATGTTGTTCCAACTTTGAACTCCCCGTCCAGTGGACATCTGAGGTTAAAAGATACGCCAGCCTCCTTGAGACAACCGACTGCGAGTTTGCCGTACATCTCTGCTTGTTCTGTAACCACCTCCGACTGTATCTCATCGTGTATGTTTCCTATGAAGCGGTAGTTCAGGTTCTGTTCAGTGGCCGCGTCGTCCAAGAGGAGCAACGCTCGTTTCATTACGATAGCACCTGCGGCCTGCAGTAAAGTGTTTAATGCACTATGCTCGGATCGAACCCAGAGTCGTCGTCCGTCGATTCCTCGTAGGTAACCTCGCCTAGACGCCTGCCCAACTCTGTCTCGTAGAGCTTCAAGAGCAGGTGTATTTCGTAGAAAGCGGTCCCGAAGAACTCGACCATCTGTTGAAGTTCCTCCGACGATGGTTCCGATTTTAGCGTCTCCGGCTCCGTACAGGAAAGCATATATGAAAGTCTTTGCCTGAGGTCTTGTTTGAAGCCCCGCAGCAAGTTGATTTCTGGTGTGAATGTCTCCGTCAAGCAGAGCATCTGTAAACTCCTCGTCGCCCATGTAGTGAGCGAGCATCCGTAGTTCTAGTCCGCTAGCGTCAAAGCCTACTAGCTTGTAACCTTCTGGTACGATCCAACACTTACGGCACTCCTCCCCGTACTCTGAACTAGCTGAAGGAACTTGTGCCATGTTGGGCCGTTGGTGTGTCATACGTCCAGTGACAGCGCCGTTACTTATCACCCGCCCGTGTACCCTGCCGTCTTCCTTGACGTGTTCCAGCCACGAGTTTACTTGGGCGTATCGCTTTTGAAGTAAGAGGTACTCCAAGACTTGTTGCGCTTCGGGGACATGATTATTCTCTTTAAGCGATTTCTCATCAACAACCGGCTTGCCTGTCGGAGTGAGGCTCGTCCAAACTGCACCCTTAGGTGTAAGCCTGTCGGCCACTTGCTGTCGCGACCCAACGTTGAATACAGTGACTTTATCCTTGAGTCTCTTGCCTGTTTTTTCTGAGTATCTCTCTTCAACAATCGGCGGGAAAATCTCTTGTAGAGTATGTTCAATTTCATTCATACGCTCCTTGAACTTAGCGCATAGCATGTGACACAAGCGTTCGTCGAGCAACCAACCGTTCTGTTCTTGTTGGTGCATGAGGTACTGAACACGATGTTCTATTTCGATACATTCCTCAGAGAACCCGTCGAGTTCCTGTTGAAGCCTGTTGTACACAGCTTCTGTCAACTCTACGTCACGTAAGCAGTAGTCGATCATCTCTGGTGTGAGCTGTGACCAGTCCTCGTGGTCCCCTTTCGGGAAGCCTAGGATGTTGCCCCAGTTGCGCAGGGAGTGTCCGCCAGACCGACTAGGGTCAGCCAAGCGTGACAGAACTAGTGTATCGAGAACATTATCCCTATCAAACTGATAATTCCAAGTATCCCGAAGTACGCCAACATCAAAACCCAGTCCGTTGTGGAAAACCCATTTGGCTCCTTGACGATTCGATACGTACTCTTTGAAGTCTTGCTCATTACAAATTACCTCCGATACTCCGTTGTGGCGACAGACTGCACACCAGATAGTTGTGGCGTCTAGACCGTCAGTCTCTATGTCACAGAAGACTAAGTTAGTCATCAGAGTTGATCCACTCCTGTCCTTCTTCTGTTCTAAACCACTTTTTATATTCAACATTGCTGTGACTAAAGATTTTTTCTAGTTCGTCCTTAGTTAAAACCCTGTTGCAAGCTACTTTATACAAGTTTAAGTCATGTAAGCACTGTTCTATGTGCATGTCGTCTAGGTGCATAGCTATTCTTGCAGCGTTAGCGTCACTGGTTGTGTTGCAAAAGTTCCAAGACTTTGCACGCTCTTTCGCTTTTTCTTTGCTGTAGTAGTAAACCATAGGGTCTTCGCCGGGTTCAGCCCACATAATATTATCTTCAAAAGCACAGTACTCTTTTCCGTCGTAATCTTTTTGTTTACAAACTTCCCAGTAGTACTCTAAAAATTCTTCTTGAAGTCTATTGAACATTTTTTTACATTCTTCTTTGTCGTAGTAACAGTCCCCTAGATCAGTGTTCCCGTAAGTTACGAAAAAGTTCAACGCCGCAACCACCCAAGCAAACTCGTGATAATCTTTGAGATGTAGATTGTACGGTTTTTTCATTTTGGTACTCAAAACTCTGCCTCCCTCGGGTTAGGGTTACCGCACTCTTGAATGCGGCCTGTGAACCTGTCGTACCGTAGCCAACACGCTGGTCCTGTCTCTCCGGCGTACCGATTCTTCAGCACCCTGACAGCCGTAGTGTTTCGTTCGGCTGGGTCTTCGGCCTGTTGGTTACGCTCCATGCCGATAACTATATCAGATAACTGGGCGATAGACTGAGAACCACGTAAGTCCTGCAGACTGATACGTCCGCCGTCCTCGTGGGCTGTCCCTGTGCCGCGCCGTAAGTGGGACACGAGGAACAGGGTGATGCCTGTCTCTGCCACCAGTGTGCGTAGCTTGGTCATTATCTCGTCTATAGCTTTCCGTTCGTCCCCGTTCTCTTGAGAAGAAACCACGATGGACAGGTGGTCGAGTACGATATATCTGCAGTCGCAGGCCTTTGCCATGTGCCGTACTCTTGAAAGAAGCTCATCGGCTGATGTTGATCCCCAGTGATCGAACAAGTAATAACGTCCAGACCCCATCGTTGCTTCCCAATGAGGTCTAAGCTCATCAACAGGCGTGTCTTCCTCCAAGTGGAGTCGCCTTGATGCTGCCACCGACATAATTCCCAAAGCTGTAGTCGCGACGTCCTCCTCCAGTGCAAGTACACCGATGTTGGCGTCTGTGCGTTGAAGCAGATCGTACTCAAGCTCTCGGATAAACTGGGACTTTCCCATACCACTACCGCTGGTGATAGTGACAAGCTCGTACGGTCTGTGGCCTCGTGTGACATCGTTCAACCCCTCCCAAGGGTACGGTACACTCTGTATCTGTCGTTTGTTTACGAGGGCGTCCCACGTATCTGAACCAGCCACGATACCGTCGGGTCTGTAAACCTTGGAGTCCCACCACGCCCGTGTAAACTCCTGCACCCTGTTAGCCATGAGCATTTCGCTGGCGTCCTTCAGAGGTAGCTTACATATCTTGAGTTTGTTGGGGCTGAACAGGTCTTTGATCTGATCTGTTGCTAACTCTCCTGCCTTGTCTTGGTCAAAGCAGATGACTACGTTGTCGTAGCCTTCGAGCCAC